CTCTATGGTCTTAAGACTGTGATGTTTAGATACTTTAATGTGTATGGAGAAGGATGCCACAAGACAGGACAGTACGCTCCTGTAATGTCTATCTTTAAACGACAACAAGAAAACAAAGAACCTCTAACTATTGTAGAACCAGGATATCAAACAAGAGACTTTGTTCATGTTTCTGATGTTGTCTACGCTAATATTCTTGCAACTCAGAGAGATCTTGAAGAGTATGGGCAAGTGTTTAATATTGGCACAGGAGAAGGAACAGAAATTCAAACTATTGCTGATTTAATTTCTGATTATCAAATTACTCTACCACAGAGATCAGGTGAGGTAATGCACTCTACTGCTAACATTGATAAGGTTCAAAAGTCTTTGGGATGGAAGTGGAGTGTCAATGTTATTGATTGGATTAAGAAAAATTTCTGAGGTATATAATGAAAATTTGTTTGATTGCTGAGGGTAAACTTCCGATTCCACCTCAGGGATGGGGTGGTGTTGAACACCTCATCTGGAATTTTAAACAACAACTTGAAAAAGCAGGTGATGAAGTTGTTGTTCTCAATACACAAGATCTGAATGAAGTTGTAAGAACTGCAAATGGAGGAAACTTCGATGCAGTTCATTTGCATTATGATCAGTATGCTGGAATCATGCCACACATCCAGTGTAAAAGGAAAATGATCACCAGTCACTATCCATATCTTGAAAATCCTGAACCATCATGCGTATTCCTGTATGATTTTTTGAAGAACTCTCAGAGTCATATTGTTTCATTATCAGATAGAATTAAAACAGAATTCATCCGTAGAGGTATCGATGGTACTAATGTATCAGTTCTACCTTGTGGTATTGATACTCAATCATACGCTCTAGATGTTGACGATGTTCTTTTTCCTGATAGATCTATTGTTGTCGGAAAGATTGAACCTAGAAAACGTCAGGCACATTTGCAGAAACAAGATTTAAGAATTGATTTTGTTGGTAATGTTTCTGACCAATCTTTTGATACTTCTGATTCTTCTTATCTTGGTGAGCAGAGTAAGCAAGACATCATGGATAATCTTACAGCATATGCTAATATGGTATTGTTGAGTTCTGGCGAAGCACATCCTTTCGTTTGTCTAGAGGGTCTTGCTGCTGGTCTAGGACTGGTCTTGTCTGAACAAAGCACTGCTAATCTAGATTTGTCACAACCATTCATCACTGTGATTCCTGATGATAAGATCAATGACTTTGATTATCTCAGGGAAAAGATTGAAGAAAATCGAATGATTTCTCTTGGTATGCGACATAAAATTAGACAGTATTGTTATGAAAACTTTGACTGGTTAAAGATCATCAAAAAATATAAAGAAATTATCAACAGCATATGATGTACGTCGCTTCTTGTCCACTTAGAATTTCATTGTTTGGTGGTTCTACCGATAACCCATACTTTGTAGAAAAGTATGGAAGAGGATCTGTGATTAGTTTTACTTCTAATCTCAAAACCTATATCACTCTGCATGAAGATAAGTTTGGATATAATGCTGAGGGTCGTAAGTATATTGTCAACTACTCCAAGAGAGAAGAGACCGAATACATTGCTGACATCGATAATGAATTAGTACGGATTGTGCTGAATTATTTCGGTGCTTTTCCTATGAGTATTACAATGAAGAGTGATGCCTACTCTCAAGGTAGTGGACTAGCATCATCTTCATCTTACATTATCAGTTTGATTAAATGTCTGTCCATGTATAATGGCAAAGACATGACAGATATTGAAATCTGTAAGTTAGCATTTGAATTAGAACAGGAGATGAATCCTTACTGTGGATATCAAGATCCATATGGATGCGGTATTGGTGGATTTAAACGAATTGATTTTGAACGTGGTGGTATTGTTCGGTATGATTTTCTAACAACCGATTTATTTGAAGAGTATGATATGCACCTTGTATTCACAGGAGTGACAAGGAACTCTAAGAACGTTTTGAAGAGTGTGACTGATAATATTCACAAAGCAAAACCATTACTGAAGACAGCAGATAAAGCATACAAAGCACTTTTAGATGATGATCATGAGAAGTTCTTAGATCTTCTGAATAAGAGTTGGGATCAGAAGAAGGAGACTACATCCATAATTACAGATAATCAAACAATTAAAGATATGGATAATGAATTGCAAAATAATGAATCCGTCAGAGCACACAAATTATGTGGTGCAGGGAATGGAGGATTCTTCTTGACATTTTCTGAAAAGAATTCATTGACTATTCCATATCACTCTGCTAAAATAAATGTTGAAACTAATGGTGTCTATGGGCAAATTGTATGAATCCATTTAGAGAATATATTGATGTCCTTGAATCCGCCCACATGGGTAATGAGTTTGAAAAATTTCAAGAGGCATTCAAGAAACATAGCAGAATTATCATCCTGGGTAATGGTGGGAGCAGTAGTGTCGCATCCCATATCTCTCAGGACTACATGAAGTTCAATGGTAAGAGAGTATCTATTCTTTCTGATCCATCCATGCTGACCATGCTTACAAATGATTTTACGTATGAGAATGCATATCAAAAATTTCTAGAGTATTACGTTGAGGATGAGACGCTTGTCATTCTCATGAGTTCTGGTGGGGAATCAAAGAACATCCTGAACTGTTTGGAATGGTGTGAAGTTAATAAAGTTCCCTACGGAATTCTGACGGGATTCTGTCCAGACAATACCATTCGCACAAGAGCAACTAATGCTCTGTGGAACTACTACATTGCCAGCGAGGACTATGGTGTGGTAGAATGTGTACATCAGATCTTTCTCCATGGAGTAGTATGAAATACTGTTTTGATTTAGATGGGACTATCTGTGACACACCTTGTGATCCTGATGGTCATAACCAAAGATATTGGGACTCAACTCCTATCCCCTTTATGGTAGAGACAGTCAATCGTCTCTATGATGAAGGTAATAAAATTATTATTATGACTGCTCGTGGTCGAGGTTCAGGGAAAGACTGGACTGATCTCACGACAGAGAGTCTGCAGAAGTGGGGAGTCAAGTATCATGAACTTGAACCCATGTTCCACAAACCCACTGCTGATATCTTTATTGATGATAAGGGTATCAATGTGTTTGATTGGATCAGAACTCAACCACCAAGAAAGGGAATTATTGCAGGTGCCTTTGATGTAATTCATCCAGGGTACGTTCGTATGTTTGCTGATGCAAAAAAACGTTGTAATCATTTGACCGTTGCAATACATGTTGATCCGTCAACTGAAAGACCTCATAAACTTAAACCAGTACATACTCCAGAAGAACGTAGAGAAATTCTTCTTGCATTGCGAGATGTTGATGATGTTGTATTCTATAGGGTTGAAGATGAGTACCTTGAAATGCTAGAGAGTGGAGAGTATGATATGCGTTTCCTGGGTGACGACTATGCTGATGGTAGTTACACTGGTGCTGGAATCGGACTCCCTATTTCTTGGTTGCCAAGAGAGCATTCATATTCGACTACAAGATTGAAAACACTTATTTACCTATCAGTTCACCCTAGAAAAAACGAAAATTATGACTAAGAGTTTAGTTACCGGTGGAGCAGGATTCATCGGTTCCCATGTTGTTGATTACTTAGTTGATCAAGGACACGATGTTGTTGCAGTTGATAATCATAGTGCAAACAATGACGAGTTCTATGAGAACGATCAGGTTGTCTATAGCAGTGCAGATGTCACTGACTATGCTGCGATGCGAAGAGTAATTAAAGGTGTTGATTATGTGTTTCATCTTGCCGCTGAGTCACGTCTACAACCTGCTATCAAGAATCCTATTGAAGCAGTCACAAAGAACTGTGTTGGCACAACTGTAATGCTTCAGGCAGCACGAGAGGAGGGTGTGAAGCGATTTGTTTATTCTTCTACATCCTCAGGGTATGGTAATAATCCACCCCCAAGTGTAGAGACACAACCAGACGACTGCTTGAATCCATACTCTGCTTCTAAGATTGCAGCAGAAAAGTTCTGTAAGATGTATTATGAACTGTATGGTCTCCCTACGGTGTCTCTACGCTACTTCAACGTGTTTGGAGAGCGGTCTCCTACTAGGGGTCAGTATGCACCTGTTGTTGGTATCTTTGAGAGACAGAAGGCAGCAGGTGAACCACTGACCATTGTTGGTGATGGAACCCAGAGACGAGACTTTATCTACGTAAAGGATGTTGCTCGTGCAAACTATCTTGCATCAGTCATGCCATTGAAGGGATGCTTTGGTGAAGTTTTTAATGTGGGTAGTGGTAAGAACTATTCTGTGCAAGAGATCGCTGATGCTATCTCAGATAAACAAGAATACATTCCAAGGCGTGATGGTGAAATGGAGACAACTCTTGCAGTTATAGATAAAATCAGTTCCGTCATTGGGTGGACTCCCGAAGTTGACGTATTGGAATGGATTAAGAAATGAGAATAACCCTTGTTGGTCCGGGCATCATGCCCATTCCCCCTACTGGTTGGGGTGCTATCGAAATCCTAGTCTGGGATTATAAGCAGACATTAGAAAAGTTGGGACATGAAGTTCAGATTGTAAACACACAGGATTTAAATTCTGCTCTACAACAAATTGACTCATTCAATCCAGACTTCGTACATATTCAATATGATGATTACATTCATCTGTATCCTCATATCAAATATCCTTGTGCTGTAACAACTCACTTTGCTTATCTTGAGAGACCTGAATTGATGGGTCCGTATAAGCAGAGAGTCTTTGATCATTTTGCAAAAATACAACCAAACGTTTTTGGTCTGTCTGCTGGTATCAACAGAGTATATGAAAATGAAGGCGTACCATCTAATAAATTGTTCTTCAATCCTAATGGGGTTAACCTTAGTAACTTTAGAACAACCACAGATCCAGAGTTTGCTGAGAGATCTTTGTATCTCGCTACAATAGATCATAGAAAAAGACAATATCTTTTTCAAGATATAGAATCTCTCTGGTATGCTGGTAATGTGAGAGACGATAGATTCGACACCAATAAAAATTATCTTGGTGAATGGAATAAAGATGTTCTGTATGACTATCTGACTGAGTATGGCAATCTAGTTCTTCTGTCTGATGGTGAGGCACATCCTCTTGTTTGTATGGAGGCATTTGCTGCTGGTCTTGGTGTGGTTGTCAGCGAGTGGGGTGCTGCTAACTTGAATCCCCTTAGAGAGTTCATCACGATAATTCCTGAATCCAAGATAAATGATTCAGTCTTTGTAGAAGATGCTATAATTAAGAATCGAGAATATTCAATCACCCATCGGGAGGAAATCTTTGAGTATGCAAAACAATTTGATTGGGAGCAGATACTTAAACAATATTATATTCCCAACATTGAAAAACTAATGTCCAAGAAAAAGATAGCAATCAACTTTATTGGAACAGGAAACTATCTTAAATTTTTCCCAAGATATTATGAAACCTTCATGGAATACTTTGCGCCAGACTGCGACAAAGATTTTTTTGTATTTACTGACGGTGAGTTTGATGGTGAACTACCTGGCAACGTAAAGATTATCGAAAGTTCTGAAAGCGAGGATGTGAAGAAGTCCGACTATGGTAACAGATACACACTAACTTATCATAGTATTGGTGGACTCAAGAGATTTGGTGAGATTAAAAAGATCAGAGATCAACTTGCTGAGTATGATTGGTATGTCTACTTTGACGCAGACATGCACTGCCTAACAGAAACAATCAACTACAAAGATTTCTTTGATGAGTCAAAGACTTTCTTTGGTGTTCAGCATCCATGTCAGAATCCTGATCTCTGTAACTTTACTTCTGTTTCTGGATCTGATCTTCCTTTTGAAAGGAATCCAGAATCTCTCGCATGTGTAACAGCGGAGGAGCAATGTGATGACGTATATCTTCAGGGATGTGTATGGGGAGGTAAGATTCCTCAAGTGTTAGATATGATTGAAGATCTAGATGAAAGGATCATTGAAGATTTGAAAAAAGAAATCATGACTTTTGCACATGATGAAAGTTATCTGAATCGATATCGAAATGAAAACTTCCAAGAGTTTCACGTCTTAAGTCCTGCCTTTGCAAAACCAGGAGATATGCCTGATGATGCGTTCAAGTTCTCTGCAAAAATAATTCATTCACCTTCTGATAAAAAACAAATTCTGAATTCTTGACATGGATAAAAATAAATCAACATTCAAACTCAAGGGTATGCCTCCCATTTATTATCTTAATTTGGATGGACAACCCGAAAGAAAACAATACATGGAACAGCAGTTCCAGTATTGGGAGATAGAAAACTATGAACGTATCTCTGCATATGATGGAAGAGATGATGATCTGAGTGATATTATCAAGGGTAGGTATCCTGATAATATGTCGTCAGGTGAGGTTGGTTGTACCACTTCTCATTTGAGGGCCCTACAGCACTACCTAGAAACCTCTGATGCACCATGTGCAGTCATCATGGAAGATGATGTTGATCTGCAGATTGTGAAAAACTGGAACTTTACTTGGAAGGATTTTTATGCTTTAGTTCCTTATGACTATGATGTGATTCAGTTGGCAATTATTTGCACTGGACCACTACATGTAGCGTTGCACAAGAGGTTTGTGAATGATTTCTCCACTGCTTCATACATGATTGCTCGGCATCATGCAGAAAAGATTGTCAAGCATCATGTGCGTGGAGATAAGTATAAACTCGATCAAGGTGTGAAACCTCGCGCAGTTGCTGATGACCTGATCTATAACTCTGGAAATACGTTCTCAATCCCATTGTTCTTGTATCGTATTGCTCTGGGGTCGTCCATTCACCCTGAGCATGTAGATTTCTTCCATAAGAGCAGTCATGATGGACTGTTACAGTTCTGGACGCAGACCGGTTGTAACCTAGACATTAATGAATTAATGAACTATGATCCGTTCCTGGGTCGCATGACTCAAAATGAGGAACAAAAACAGCAATGAAAACACTCATAAAAGCACTTGTCCATCCAGTGACTTTGCTTAACCTACTGTTTGTTGGAGCGTTAGGAGTGATCGAGTTAATACATACGAAAGCACATCATACTCTAGAACAAGATGTTCATGGTCATGTGCATCGAGCATTAAAGAAAAATCCAGAATTAGCACGGTCTGCCTGCTGGGAGTTAGATTAATGAAGAAGAGACATAAAGAAGAAGTAGCAGAAATGACCAACTTGTATGAGTTGATCCTTAAAGTGCAGAGCGATGTAAAAGAGTTACAAGATCAACACATTATTCTGCTACGAGAACTACTAGAAATCAAGAATAGGCTTGACTAAATCGTTACATTACTATATAATAATGTAATAGTTCGTTACATAAGCGATGACAACCACAAAAAATGAATTTGGCCAGGTCAATATGTGGGCAAAAGAACCCCGCATGTACATTGATCAGACGGCAGCTGAGCGTTACGGTTATGAAACTTACGCTGAAAAGGCAGAGAAACTAAATGGACGCACTGCTATGCTTGGATTTGCTGCTGCTATTATTTCTTATACTTTCAGTGGCAGTCTATTTTTCTTTGGAGTCTTAGGTATCTGATACAATAGATAGATTATCTATTGATTGAAGATATGTCTAACCCAAACGCACTATATGATGACATGGCGAAACTTAATGCAGTTTATGAAGAACTGCTTTGGGGCCATGACGATGAACTAATCTTCACTCATAACGGTGAAGCAGTTATAATTTACAACAAAACAAAACAGGAGAAACAAAATGACACCAGAAGCAGAAAAGTTTAACGGTTGGGCAGCAATGATCGGCATCATCGCTGCGTTCGGTTCATACGCAACCACAGGTCAACTCATCCCCGGTATTTGGTGATGGGATTCGTAGTAGCAGCATTGCTACTGCTGATTCCAATTGCTGCAGTAGCGATCAGATCATGAGTTACGATTGGACATTACTACAGACTTTACTTTTTATTATTACACCATATTTCGTTATGCTTGCATTAGCATCAAAAGATGAAGATGATGACGGATCAGATGGTGGTTTGATGACACCAGTGTTTGCACCAACACCAAGTTAACGTTAGACTCTCTACATAAGGTAGAGGGTCTTTTTTTATGCCTAAGAATCAAGTCAGTGTTGAAGAGTTAAGAACTCGTGTAATGAAATTGAAACATGAATTGGGATGGGAACAGGGAGCAGACAGAGAGATGGCGCAGAGATACCTAGGATATGTCCTAAACATCCTTGACGAATACAGGTATTGACAAGTTCGGTTAGTTCGGTTATACTGTCACCTTGGATGTATAAATACTCATTCGTGACGCGCATTACGAATTGTTACAGTCCTACCGTCCCAACTATTCACGCTGGAACTGTGCTATAATATCCAACAACGGGACATGTCGAGTCCCTATTCATCTGCGGGTAATCATTCCGCAAGTAACTAAGAGGTTTAACAAATGATCAAATCTGTATTCGCAGCAACTGCTGCTCTGTCCATGTCCGCAGGAGCTGCCCTTGCAGGTCCATACGTTAATGTGGAAACCAATGCCGGCTGGACTGGCGACGATTACACTGGAGCCACCACTGATCTTCACGTTGGCTACGAAGGTGATCTCGGTGCTGCTTCATACTACGTCCAAGGCGGCCCTGCTCTCGTCGCTCCTGATGGTGCTGACAGCGATGTTCAGTTCTCCGGTAAGGCGGGTGTTGGCGTTCCTGTGACCGATCAACTTGGTGTGTATGGCGAACTGTCATTCATCACCGCTGATGACACCGATAACAACGGTTATGGTGGTAAGTTGGGACTTAAGTACAACTTCTGATATATTGTATCGTGCGGGGGGCAGAGCCCCCCTTTTTTTCTATGATTATTGAAACTATTTTAGCACTCACTCCAATTGACTACGATCATCTTGCACGAGCAGTGCAGGTTGAGGCAGCATCTGGAACCATGGACGAATACTGTGTAGCAGTTTCTATTCTTAATCGAGTCAAATCTCCACTGTATCCAAACAGTGTTGCTAATGTGGTTTATGCTCCAGGACAATACGAGGGTTTTCGATACTGGAGACCTGTTGCAAAACAATCAGTTATCAATCGATTGAAAGATAACGATAAGATGCTTGAAGCGTATTCGATTATTGGAGACCGAACAGACTTCAAAGGTCAGAGAATGCTCAGATATAGGGTTGCATCTCAAGATCCTATGTGCGATAATAGAGGTAACTTCTTTCACTATCACTGGCAAACATGATTAGCAAATTTAAGGCACTCATTAACAAAGCACTTCCAAAGAAATTTAAAGAAGAAAAGGTTGAATGTGCGATTGATGAAGATATTGTAGAGTGTTCGGAGATGGATTCTCCGTCTTATACTGGTGTTCCGGCACCGGCATACCTTGAATATGATGAGTGGTTCGACGTTCCTACATATAGTGAAAAGCAACTAGATTATATGGAGCATGAATACGAAGTGAAACGTCAGGACAGAGAAGAAAATTTTTCTGTAGAACCTGATAACATTCATGAGTTGATGTATGATATGGCAACAGAATCTCAATCAACAACTCTTTATATTGATCCTCCTGGAGGATCTGAGAATTTTCAAGAGGGTTGGCAATCTGGACTGAAATGAACATTTTAAAGGAATTTGAAGATGAAAAAGATTATTGCAGCAGTGGTTGCTGCGGCAGCGGTTGCCCTACCTGCCCTTTCCGACCCGCTAAAGGATAACGAATTTAAAACTATGCACTCCATGGGTTGTATGTTACTTCAGGAGTGTACAGAAGATGTCGAAAAAGTATTCAGTATCAACGATATTGCTTATCTCCATCCCGATACTGATTTTAATATTGTTGCTGACGAGTTCCATTCCATGCTCGTTGCCCTTGAGCAGGTCGGAGTTGATGTGTTTTTAGCAGATGAAAAATATTTTCCTGTCGGACATCGTGGTGTATATCATACAGTAGGAAATAATTTCTTTCTGAACAAGTCATTCATGACAAGTCCTGGAACTTTAATGATGGTTATGCGTCATGAAGGATGGCATGCTGCACAAGATTGTATGGCAGGTACTATTGAAAATAGCATGATTGCTATCATCAAACCTGAAGATGAAGTACCAATGATCTGGCGTGTGATGGCCGAAAGAACTTATCCTGAAAATGCTGTACCTTGGGAAGCAGAAGCAGGTTGGGCAGGACGCACTGAGAAGATGACACAAGAAGCACTTGAATCTTGTGCTCGTGGAACCATGTGGTCTGACTATGATCCAACACCAATGACTCGTGAATGGTTAGTTAAAAACGGGTATCTGTCTAAATAGAGTTGCCTTTCCTGGTAACTCATGCCTGAAGAAGTAAAACCCACCGAAGAAAAGAAACCTCAAGTAAAGAAAAAAGGTATTCTCGGTAAGATTAAGGAGGCGACAGATGATAAGGAAGAACAACTTGCAATTCTGTCTACTTTTGTCCGTCTTGGTATCCTTGTATGGAGTGGTGGAATACTCACGCTGGCATATATCAAACTCCCCCCTGCTCTTGGAATCCCAGAGCAAAAACTAGATCCGACTTTCATAGCCTCGGTTTTCACTGGGGTTCTGGCCACCTTCGGGGTTCAGGCAGCAAAGTCTAAGGACAGCAATGGCAATGGTGGTGGTGGAATAACTAAAGAACAGATGGAGCGATTGATTGAGAAGGCAGCACAAACTGCACCTGCACAAACTATTCGCATTGAACAAGCACCGGTTACCTTAAAGGTTGATAAAACAAACGAAACGTACAAGATGTAACCATGAAACCTTCTCTCAAATGGGCCGCAATTAGTGTTGGCGGTGTCGTAGCAATTGCTCACGTTGGATTATTGGGATATGTTATTCGTGAACAACCTGAAAGGATCGCTGAAGTTCCTACAATTAATATTCCACATGGTCCATATTCCTCTTATAGAATAGAAGCAGGGAAGGATGGTTACAGAATTGAATATCATGCAGATGATCCTAAAGTCTTAGAGTCAGAGAGATCACTAGATCTTGATAAAGAAAGGAGAGGATGGTTTGGCGGAGGATCTGAGCAGCGAACTGAGTATCGCCGGGATCAATTTACTAGAGAAGGCACCAGAAATATTGGAGGTGCAATTGATGGTGAGGGAAAGTTGAGTGCGAAAAACGTAGAGTGCATCGTGGCGGACGCTGGAGCACGATCTCAAGGTGCGATGGCAGGAACTAGTGTTGCTGCTGGTGTTCTTGTCCCTGCAGTATCAAGTATTCCTTACGTTGGATGGTTAGCATCTGGTTGGGCATTATTGCTTGGACAAAACATTGGATCTGCAGCAGGATCTCAAGTAAATTCTTTGATCAGTGATTGCTAACATTTGACTTAATTTGTATTGTGTTTTATAATACATAGAGTAGTTGCAAATACTCAATGAAGTTATTTTTTGCACTTTTAGCGACATTATTTTTCTCTGCTCCAGCATGGGCAGTAGACGTTCAGATGGGTTATGAAGGTAACCTTGTATTTGAACCATCAGAGGTTACTATCTCTGCTGGTGAATCAGTTCATTTTGTTAACAACATGCTGCCGCCACATAATGTAATTGTAGAGGGTCGTCCTGATCTTGCTCACGAATCACTTGCAATGTTACCTGGTGAGGAGTTTGATGTAACTTTTCCTGATGCTGGTGATTACACCTATTGGTGCGCTCCCCACAAAGGTGCAGGTATGATCGGTACAATTCACGTAGACTAAGGAGACAAATGGCATATAAAATTACTTTCAGATCAGAAGACGGAACAGAAGAAACTTTTGAATGCGAAGAAGATGGTTATATTTTAGATGCTGCTGAAGAGGCAGGTATCGATCACCCATATTCTTGCAAAGCAGGTGCTTGCTCCTCCTGCTGTGGTAAGATTGTTGAAGGAACATTAGATCAAGAAGATCAATCTTTTCTAGATGATGATCAAATCGAAGAAGGATTTGTTCTTATGTGTGTTGCTCAACCAACTTCTGATTTAGTTATCTTGAGGGAGCAAGAAGAACACCTATATTGAGTCATCAAATGTATGAAACTTTTCAATACTTTTGTTTTAGATATTACAGTTTCAATTATAGACTACCTTTACAGAGGTAGACACTTCCAAAGATTTTGGGTGCTTGAGGAAATTGCTCGGGCACCCTATTTTGCTTTTCTAAGTGTGCTACATTTACGTGAATCTATGGGTTTGCGTGGTCCAGAACACATTTATCTAATGGAGGAACATTTTGCTCAAACTCTTAACGAAACCGAACACCTGGAGTATATGGAATCTAGGGGCGGTAATACTTATTGGGTGGATCGCTTTGTCGCCAGACACCTCGTACTTGTCTACTATTGGAGCAATGTGGTTTATTACTGGTTGGCTCCTCGGTCTGCATACCATCTCTCATACGAAGTAGAACTTCACGCTGCAGAAACTTATAGAAAGTATCTCAAGTATGAAGATTGTAATGATGAAAAAATTACTGAAATTATGAATGATGAAATACATCATGCAGAAGAATTGAAGCAGGCAATGGAGATGCTCAGGTGAATTTATTTCTACGTCCACTAGAAAATCCGAACGATCCCGTATGGAGTGTTATCATATCTTTGATAATACTCCTTGCTGGCGTCACATATTACATATATACAATTATGAGTATGGCATTCCAGGAGTTAGAAGATGAGCGAAGTCCGAAGCGATACGAGACCCATTCAGATAAATCATAAAGATGCAGAGCAGGATACAAAGATTGCTGTGATGGACAGCACTCTTGAGAATGCTGTTCGTCGTATTGAAATGGTTCATAAGCGTGTTGATGACACGAATGATGAAATAGAAAAACTTCGTGAGAGAGTTCGTAAACTTGAGAAATGGGTATGGGGTGCTGGTGCAGTAATCACTGCTGCTATCACACTGATTGGTATCGTTACTGCTGCTGACGCAAAGACAATGCACTTTGAAGAAGAACAACAGAGTGTTGGTGTATTGACTAATAAGATTAGACAATACGAAATAGAAAAGAACAGGACACCAATACAGGATGTTCTCAAAAACGCACTAAAAGAATGGGAGGCATGGCAACAATGATTCAAAAAATTATTAACGCATTAGCAATTTTATCTTTCGGTGGTGTCGCAGGCATCGTCGGAGGTGGAACGTATGTTTATCTACAGAGAGATGCCATCATTGATGGTGTTAAAGCACAAGTTACCAAAGCAGCGATTGAAGGTGTTAGCGGAGCACTTCCGGGAATGATGGATAGTGCTATGCCTGAACTTCCTTCTGCAACTGGTGGTGCAATAGGTATGCCTGCTACGACTGGAGGAGTTGCGCTTCCTTTCTGATGCCAATCCCTGATATTCGTCTTAATCAATTAAGAATCCGTGATGTGAGTATTCCAGAAGTTCCTAGGTGGATGTCATCAGATCCACCGATGGCACTTCCTGCCTTGCCACCAGTTACTACAGAAATTGGAACTCCTATTGTTAATATTCCTGGGTGCGTTACTGCACATAAAGACAGTAGTGAGAATACAAATTTAAGAAATGAGGATGATAAAGGTACGATGACTCTGTGTGATGCAGGGACACCTAGTTTTACTCCCATTGATTATGATGCAAACAAATTAGATATTACTACTGAGGCACCACCTCCACCACCAGTCAAAGCTCCACCTAAACCTGAACCACCAGAGGCACCAGCAGCACCGGCAGTTCCTAAGACTGAGGAACCCATACCTGAGTGTCCTACTAGAGCACAGCAATTAAAAAACCCTGTAGGAAAAATCCTAGAGGGTAATAGAAAGATCGTTGCATATGAAACTGTAGGAAAAGAGTGTCTTCCTGTATTTGAGAAGTTAACTATTCCTGATCAGATTGTGCAGAACATACCATCAGCAGGTATGGTAACCACTACTGCCTCCATCGCAGTGGTAGCGACGAGTTCCGCACTGCTCGCAAAGCCTCTTGCTGACCTTTTGTTAAAGGTTGTGAAACCGGTAGTGAA